CCTCCAACTCTACAGATGTTGTTTCTTCAATTTCTTGTTGTTGAGCTTCTGCCTGCATGAAACTTATTCTCCTCTATTAACTTATACATACGAAATGTCTTTGGGGTCAAGGATAGTTGCTATAATATTATCATCATTTATAATACGAACCTCTAACCCTTCCACTTTAAAGCGATTTCCCGCATACCTTCCTATAAGAACCCAGTCTTTCTCAGAACACCACGCACCAGTTGGGAACTTCTGGGAGTCCTTATAAGCATCTGGACCTAGCTTGACGACATATGCAGCAACTGTTGCAAATGCCTCTTTTTCTCTAACTTGGTCTGGAACATACAAACCGCCTTTAGTTTTTTCACTTGGGTAATACGGAATAATTAATATTCTATAGCCAGTGGGTTGCGGTAATCTCTCTAATGTAGAAGTCTCCATATCAGATGGATTATCTTCATTTTTACTTTTAGGTTGGTTGTCTCGAAAGCCTGTTTTTATAGCCTTTTTAGCTACATGATCAGGCACATAGAGTTTTTTACTCATCTGCTTCCTCACTATTTTTTAATATTCTTCTGATTTCATCCTCAACAAAAGCCAACCCCCTAATCTGACCAACACAAAATTTGTATTCATCATAACTAGAAATGTTACCAGTCTCCATCGCGACTTTTATATCGTCACGCCTTTGAGCTATCTTTTTTTTGAGATAATCGAGTAAGTTTATTGCGTCCATAATAGTCTCCCACTAAATCTTTATACGATTTAACGGGAAAAACAAGTATGTATCCCAATATATTTTACCCTATGTGTAAAAAGGGGGCTAATGCCCCCCTCAATTAAGCTATGTCATCCAATAATGCACAAACAATACAGGTTGCAGTTGCGGCGGCTGCACCAGCCGGATCGTATCCAATTGCGTGTACGTCAGCGACTGTCGCATTTGGAAATCTACCGTAGAAAGACTGATTGGGACTAATTTTTACCGCATCTGTAGCAGTGTTTGCTGCAGTGCCTGCATCAAAAACAACATAAATGTCATTAGCTGCATCTGTATTTTTGATGTAGATAAATTCAACTTTATCACCTGTTGCTATTGCATCAGGCGCAGTATCATCATCCACAGCGGCATAATCAATATAATTACCTGCCATTAAATCTGTACTAGCGGCACTTACACTAGTTAGTTTGTAGTACCACTTGTCGTTCGCATCCTTTGGCGAAACAGTAGTTGTGGCTTCAATAGTTTTAGCTATTTCGTCCGGTAGGATTGTGGTCTTCATAACCACTGTTGCTGCATCTGCCATGATTATTCTCCTCTATCAGCTATTTTGCAGATTTCTTGGCTGCTGGTTTCTTAGCGGGAGCCTTTTTCTTGGCTGCAGCCTTCTTAACGGGTTTCTTCTCCTCTACAGGAACTTCTACCCAAGCTTCATTCACCTCAGTTGAAGGGTCATCTTTTACATAATGTCCCTTATCATCACGAGCGCGAACAAGTTTCGTTTTAACTATAGTTTCGGCGTCACGCATCGCACGTTTTGCAGCGCGAATTTGCTCAACCACTTTCTCTCTAACAGATGATGCCATTATCCTGTTCCTTTCATACGGGCATTCAGAGCGGCAATATCTCTTTGAGTTTGTACTCTATCTTCAGCCACCCTAGTTTTGTCAGCAAGTGCTTCTTCTTGAAGCTCTATACGGCGATTAGCCAATTGAGCATCCATCGCGTCACGGTCAGCTTCAAGACCTTGCTTCACCTCAAATTCTTGAGACTTGCGCTCCATATCTGCCGCTTTTAACTGCAATTCCTGCTGTCGAATTGCAACTAATGGATCTTGTGGTTCCTCTTGAGGCTCTAATGTCTGTGCGTATTGCTCTGTCATATCTGCTATCAGCATCGCTGCTTGACGTTCTATAGCAGGCTGTAGCATCTGCATAGCCTCTGGGTTTTGTTGTACTTCTGGACCTGCTTGTTCCATAACCATTTGCTGTGCTTGCTGCTCTGCCAACAATCCAATGTGTTCTTGGATGTGACCTTGCAACGATAACATAGCCTGTGGGTTTGTTTGCACAGATGGTGTGGACATAATAGCCAAATGTGTTTCCATATGAGCCTTGTGATCTTGCTGTGGAAACGCTTGAATAGCACCACCAGTTAAAGCTATCTTGTTTTCCATAGCTGGGTTCATCGGCTGTGGCTGCGGTGGTATCGGTAATATTGAATCAATGTTACTAACACCTAAAGCCTCATACATCTTACGATACGCTTGATACAATCCTTGTGGTCCACCATGAATTTGTGGATTTGATTGTACTAATTGTAATTGTGTTTGCGCAAGAGCAATGCGTTGAGCCATCGAGAATATGTTAGGATCGCTGACCGGAAGCACATCCACTCGCGCATCAAAGTCTTGCGCAAACACTTCGGGTCCAAACTCTATCGAAGGCATGTAAGGATATAATTGCATAGTGTCTGCGAATACTTTCGATAACAGTTTGAACTCTATTTTTTGAGAATAGTGCATACGTTTATGAATCGCGGACATAACTTTTGTGCCACGCTCCATAATCGCCATCGTGGTGCCAACAGGTGTTTCACCACTCATTTCACCCACCTTCATGTCAGCCATAGTCGCAAAGCGGCGTCCAGCGTCCACGAGGGTGCCTAGAAGGTTATACAGAGTACCTGAAGGCTCTTTAAACGGTAAAGGCATCAGGGATGTGCGTATATCGGTTCCTGCAACGTCTATGTCACGAAACTCGCCGGGCTGTATTGGATTATCCTCATCTCTAATTCTTGCACCACGGGCTTTAAATCCAGCAGGTAAGTTAGAAAGTGTACCTGCATCAATCAACTGACGAAGAATAGATGTAGATGCTTGAGCTAAACCACCAATCATATGAGTCAGGCCAAGACCATAAAAACCAAGACCGGGTAAAAATTTGTAATGCACAAAGTATTGAGTGCGCTTTTTCATCATGTCTGCTTCTTCGTAGTTTCTACGAATACCAAGAACCTCTCCAGTGTCCTCAATAATTGTAACAACATACGGTAATTTCAAACCGCTCTCTGCGCCTGTTTCATCAAGATCCTCAAAGCCGGGCAGATCCAAATCAGTGTGTATTTCATACAAAGTAAGCTCATATGACGAACTTCCGGGGTAAACGCCCTGCACTTCGTTGATAGCTTCTTGTACCTCTGACATCTTTTCTGTAGATGAACCGTCTTGAGGTAGATCTACATCACGATAAAAACCTGCTATCTGTAGCTTTCGAACCTCATTCGAAGCCATCTTAATAACGTGCGTAATTCTAGGTGAAGAAGCCAAATCAGTTGCGCCATACGGAACAACAAGATCTTCTGCATGAACAAACTGACTAACAGCACGACCTTTTAACGGATCGAAATAAACCTTTTTAAAAGTAGAACCTACAACAGGAAGATAAAACAGCATCTGATCCATCTCAGGATCATACTCTTCCATCTCATAGGTAATCATATAATTCATATAATCCTTGACACGCTCTGCCTGCTTAACAAGCTGTTCTGATTGCGCACCAACGACTTGCGTTCTTACAGGTCCACTTGCAGGTAACATTTCACGATAGGCTTGCGCCTGAAACTGCGTAACGCTTTCTGCCAACAGAGGATGTATAACACCAGATGATCCCTCAAACGGCTCTGCACGATCCTCATACTGCATACCAAGAAACTCTAAGCCACGCTTGTATGTATCTTGCCAGTCCTGCCTAGAAGATATGTCATCATCAATATCACCAGTTAAATCAGAAGAAATCTTACCCAAATCACCATCATCCATGAACTCAGCAAGGTTTGAATCATGTGATATTTGTGGTATTTCTTGCTCTTCTGCATATTCTCCAATGATCGCAGATCCATCGTCAAATTCAAAAACACCGGGATCTTGAGGCAACCCCTCAACCAAGACCTCATCTGGTTGTACCTCTGGAAGTTGTGGACCTATGATACCGCCCGGACCTGCATCTTTTTCAATAGCCATACCTACTTACCTTTTTGT